ATAATTTTTCCTTTCTTTAAATAAAAAAACACTATCCCATTAAAATGAGATAGTGTCAAGAAGATAATTATGAAAGTTCTTTTTCTTTGGGTGTTTTTATGACCGCGAAAATGTCGCGTTGCGCTTGTCGGATTTTCGCGCTGTCAAGCAATCGTTGTTTTGTTTCCTCTGATACTATGGAAACAGCAGTACCGATATTTTGATCGTCAAAATTTACACAAGCCTCAATGTCAATCCAATACGGCTTAACCTCGCTTAAAAACTTGGCTTGATCAACAACCATATTCATATCATTTACAAGCGTCATTTTATGTTTTGCCAAATCGCGCTGTGCAAAAATCATTTCACGCCTTGATATGTCATAATCATTTAATTTTTTCCAATCAAATTCATTATCGCACATCATAGTACGGGAATGACACCCGCCCGTCGCGGGAACTAAAAGAGCATAACCGCCCATTTTGTCGACGTCGGATTCATTAATACTGTGGTCATAGCGATTATTATATCCGCTACTTGTCGTATAGCGCGGATTATTAAAGTTTTTTATCGCTGTGCTTAATTCATTACTAGCGACGTGATAATGCGGATTATTGTCTTTTCCTTCCTGTTCAATTTCAATATTTGGATTGACGCCTAAATTCATCAATTCATCATAATGTAAAGCGGTCATATCTTCCTTGTTATAAGCAAAACGAAATTGTTTTTCCTCATCATTAGCAAAACTCGGCTTGAAATAGAAACAAGAATCATATTCTGAAAAAGAATTATAACTGCCACCGCGAGAATATCGTTGTAATACTTTCATGTCCTCTGGTGGAAAATTCTTTTCAACTGTTGGTTTTACAACATCATTCCATACATCACTTTCGTGCTGTTTGAAATTTGACACCGCGTCAGATAAATTACTATCATATTCCGTCGGTGTTCTTTTCCATATCGTATCTTTCCAAGCGTCTTTAATTGCTTTTCGCTTGGCTTGATTTAATCTTATATCGTTCTTATCCATAATTTTCCTTTCTTTAAAATTATATTATCCCAATAGCATGGGATAAATTATTTGTCAAGGGAATAAATATAACTTGTATTTAATTCATTCGCGTTCAAAATATCACTAGTTTCGTCGTCGCTTAATTCTAGTAATTCATTATTAATTTCACTTACTGTCCATTCACTAGGATTAAATTTGTATAATTTTTTAGTTTCAATATCTTGAATTAACATATCGTATAAAATAAATTTTTCTTTCATTTTCCTATATCCCCCGCGACGTGGTGTCTTATCATGCTACCATAAGGAAGTGTCTTAACCCACTCGCTTAATTTTACCGCGTCGGAAACTTCCTGTTTTTGTTTCGCCGTCGCTTTCCAAGCAAAGACAGTATAACCCGTTCCCGCGTAGCAACCGCCCTTTTCTTGGCTACCAACTTTTTTCTTATTCGCGCCGTGTGCTGTAAATTTAACAATATAATCTCTTTTTTGCCTAGCACATAATGGCTGACCACTACCGCAATTTTGACAAGTAATTTTCTTGTTTTCTTCAGCGGGACATCTTACAAATCTCACGCCCTGTATGTTATCAACTTTGTCTGTCATAGTGTGTGGCGCGGTATAAGTCGTTTCACGACCAGAATTGAAACTATTTAATGCCTGTATAACAGTATCAGCGCTATAATTTATAGTAGTATGATTTTCTTCATTTTGCGGAATTGTAGTATAGTCAAAATGTGAATAAGTCCACGCTTGACCTTTTTTGGGAACTGCTTTTCTCAACGCCGTCAAATAGTCTTGATCTATTTCTGTTGCGGAATTGTCACCGTCGGGATTTAACGAACACGACGCGGGACAACTGCCATACATAGAACTTCCCGCCCTGTACGTCGTCGCAATCGCGCCTGTCTTACGATTGCTCGATTGATTGATCAGTTTTAAGCTCATTTTTACTTTCTATATGTATTAGTCCATTCATAACACTACCAGATGAATTTTGATTTTTCAATATGGTACATAAATGATCTATATTAGTATCATTAATAATAAATTGATTATGAATTGAATTTAAAGTTAAAACAATTTCAGTATTATTTTTATTCTTCATATTATCCCATTAACATGGGATTATTTAGAAGTCAATATATTTTTTTCTCAATTCTGCTAATTCTCTTTTTTGCTTACGATTATATTCCCGCCCATAATGTGTAAAGTATATTTTATGCACTTCCTTTTTATCACAACCAACCTTGCCAACCAAATGATCGCGTAAAATTTTTAAATCAATTTCATTTTTTTCAATGTCACGACAATAATAATCTATTTCATCACTACCAATAACTGTTTTCGCGTACTCTATAAGATTATTCATTTAATGCTTTTTCCAAGTTACTAATCGCGTTCCTTATGAACACTTTTAATGTTTCCTTTTCGTCAAATCTCTTTTTCTCTTTTAGAATCATTTTCTTGAAAGCGCGACGAACATACAAATCGGACATTTCCGATACAGGCATTTCTTCGTTTTTGCTTTTGCTGTAATAATATACTTCTTCCATTTTTAATCCTTTCTACTTATCCTATATAGTTGAGATAAATTAAAAGTCAAGCACTTTTTTTTCTTGACTTATATTTTAATGGGATTATATAAGATAATGTTAATAATACTACGGCACGTTGGATTGAGATAAAAGGTGGTAAAATAATATTTAACTTTTATCAATAACGGATTACCATACACGGCTCCAACACGGTCACTTATTAGCAAGTCGCACAGGGCATAAACGGAGTTATTCGGCTGTCCTGTGCAATTTTAGAAAGGATTGAAAAATGACAGAAATAAGTAAAGATAAAGTTGTCCAGAAACTAGCTGAAATGTTTGAGGAAGAATGGTACACAAACAGAAGCGAATATGAAGATGACGACGGGAACGAAACCAAAGAGTTTAAGGAACTGCAAGAAATAGAAACTGTGGTCAATAAAATGATAATCAAATATTATGACTGAAGAATTATTCTGGCAACGCGTATCCAATCTTTGGAAAATTATGAATAGCATTACAGATGATTTAGTGTATAAGGCTATGTGGGAAAGAAAGTTAAAAGAATTAATGCAGAAAGGATTTAAATAGTGAACATATTTTTTTTAGATAAGTTACCAGTAAAATCAGCAGAATATTTGTGCGACAAGCATGTACCCAAAATGCTGTTGGAAAGTTGCCAGATGCTATCTACCGCTGTTCATCAACATAAAGAAAACATTCCATACGATTTACCTCTTTATAAACATCATCCTGTGTGGAAAAATGTTGATAATCTTTATAAAGAAGCCTATCCCAATCATCCTATGACAAAGTGGGTTGGTCTTAATTGTGGTAATTTTGAATGGACACTAGAAAATGCTGTATTTATTGGTCAAGAATATTACAAACGATTTAATAAATATCATAAATCAAGAAGAATTATTACTTTAATTCTTCAAAATAAATATATGGAGTGCATACCAGAGGGAAATTTTACAGAACCACCTCAATGTATGCCAGATCAATACAGAAATAAGAATTACGTAACTGCCTATCGTGATTATTATAAAGGCGAAAAGACTTTCGCCAAATGGGAAAAAGGCAGGAAACAACCAGAATGGTGGCAATAATGACAGAGTTTGAAATCCCAGATTACTACGACCAGTCAAAGCCCAAGCCAAAGGAAGAAGTTTTAATCGAGCGAAAATGCAACATCTGCGGTAAAAAGGCGAAGATGGGCAGGTTCGAGAGGTATTGCAGTTTTACCTGTAAGCACAAGGCGACAACCTTGGATTATACAAGTCACGGGATAAAATTTAGGTGAAATCCACCATTAAATGGACAATTTTTATTATTTTGATTTTTTACTATTGTGTTCTAGTAGAGAATGCCCAGATGTATTCTCATCTACTTCACTAACCTCAACACCAATAGCTTCCCCATTAATGATATTGTGATCGCGGATTTCCTTGAGTTTAGCTTCAAGTTCTGGTCTGGTCATATTATCCAATGAAGCCGTGACGACCTCTTTCCTGTCAACATAGAATCCAGCCAGCTGACCTCTGCGAAATTCAGCATTAACCGCGGGACCCATTTGCCCGTTACTGACCGCCGTGTCGCGCAATCTAGCCATTTCCCTGGAATGCCTCACGAAGTCAATCTTCGCTGATTCAGCGTATTCTCTTTGAAGCTTTTCAATCGCTTCCACGACCTTGGGAAAATACTTCGGATTCTGTAAATTACAAGCTTGTGATATGGCTGATTTCTCTGAATATCCAGCCTGTTTCGCGCAGTCCGTCGCAGTTAAACGTCCGTTCTCTTTCACGAAAATGTGAACAAAAGCCTGTTGTTTAGGGCTTAATTTTCCATCTCTTATTTTAGGCATATTTTACTTTAACACATTTTTTAAATTTTATATATATATTTTAAAAGTAAATATATATATAATTTATCAATTTACTCTCAAAAACCTCATATAGGTTACGTAACCTGATTGTTATAAGTAACCCTATATGTAACGGTATTATTGTTATATTTCAAGATGTTACGTCTAAAGTTACGTGGTTACGTCATATTTGAGATATTTTTATGTTTTATATTTTAATTTACTTTTGAAAAACCTATATAAAAGTAAGAATGGCTGAATACCGCCCTTTCCATGTTCCGTGTTGCGATATCCATCAAAATAGAATAAACTACCATGCATGAAACGCAAGGACATTATAGACCTATACGCCGACGATGAACCAGACATACTGTTCGCGGACGGCTATGATGAGGCCATTGCTGGCGTCGTGTGGGACGGCGAGCGAACCCGCGTGGTCTATACCACGGAGAAAATTTTGGCCATTCTCATGGAAGACGGCATGACCTATGACGAGGCGAGCGAATATTTTGATTTTAATGTTGCAGGATCCTACATGGGAGTGTATACACCACTATACTTAGAAACATAACAAAGGAGAAAGAATATGTTTAATAAAGATAAAATATTAAAGACAAAAAAATACGATCTATTTTCGTTTATAGAAGGAAATAGAAAAATTAATCGTTTGAAAGTAGAAAGATTAAAAAGATCTATGGAAAAGAAGTATATTCCACTTCCAATTCTTGCTAATGACAAACATGAAATCATTGATGGACAACATCGATTCATAGCAATTCGTGAGATGGAACTGCTTTTGCATTATACAATAACATTAGCTAATTTTACACCAGAAGATCTTACGAGAATAAATACGCATGGTACGAATTGGAATAATGATGATTTTTTACAGCATTATATGGACAAGGAGAGAAAGAGCCATCCTCTGAACTATAAAAGTATGCCCTACAATGTTTTTTCATCTGCTCGAGAAGAAACAAAAATTCATCATCGAGTGCTTCTCAGTCTGGCATTTAGATCGCACAGAGATAGCTATATTGAGGATTTTAAAGAAGGTAAGCTGTTAATTGTTGATAAAAAACAATTTCTGGAAGATATTAATTATATTATATCTATTAAAAAATATTTTGAGCACTGGAAGAAACGAACTTTTCAATTTGCCCTATGCAAGCTATTTAAACAGGATAATTTTGACAGGGACGTTTTTTCATTAAAGTTAAAAAAATATAGCAGTATATTAAAGCCTTGTACGACGACAAAAGCCTATATAGAAATGATTGAAACGTTATATAATTACCGCAATAGAAATAAAGTAACATTGGAGAAAGAATGACAGGAAAAGTAAAAGCATGGCTAATGAAGCTGGAGGAGGACGCGGCGGAAATGACGCGTGATGAATTCATCAATAAGAACGGCGAGTACGAGGCGGACATCTGGGACCGCGTCAATGAAGTGGACGCCGATAGCTACGTGAAGGTTAAGAGGGGGATGGACCTTTTCATGGTCCGTGGTCTATGATAAAAGTAAAACGGCACGGAATTATCTACAAGAAACGAAATCCTATCGCACAAGAGGTGCGGACGGAGAAGTATAAATCGCAGGTCATACCCGATAAGCACAAGGAAGTAAAGGAGAAGGACGAATGGAAGGAAATGATCAACTACCTGAAGAGCCTAAGCTAAAGTACCCTTTGGTCCTTGTTTCGTGGTTCGATGCGAAAGACGGAGGATCCGGGTGGCACTCGATAGAGGACGTCCAGAAGGAGAAATTGGCGGTCTGCTATTCGGTGGGGTGGCTCGTCCTTAAGAACGACGATAGGACCGTTGTAATGGGAGATTATTCCAATGAAGAAAATGCGCATGACGGTGGTCGTCATATCGCAATACCAAGCGGGTGGGTGAAATCAATCATCTACCTCAAACATGATTACAAGGAGAATGCATGAGTAATAACCCTAAAGACAGCGGAGCATCCGCGTATACACCCATACGAACAAGAGCAAATGTAGGAGTAAGCAAAATAATTTCAGGGCCTACTGAGGACGAATTAAAAACTGATTATTCCTTATCAAACTCAAGACATCAACCGCAATACACAAAACCGCAATTCAAGAAAAGGAGAGACAAGCATGGAAATGTCAAGATTATTAGAGTCCGTTAAGAAGCACGAAGGGTACAGAAACAAGGTGTACCTCGATTCATTAGGCAAAAGAACCGTGGGCGTAGGCCACCTCTGCGTGGAGGACCATTGGGAGGATAATAAGGAATATGAGGAGAAATTCCTCATGAAAATCCTGAAAGACGATTTAAAAAGCGCCATAAAGAGCGCTGAGGAGCTTTGTAGCGACTGCCCGGACCTGGATGACCTGGCAAAAGAGACTATTATCGAGATGGTGTTTCAGTTGGGAAAAACCGGTGTATCGAAGTTTAAGAACATGTGGAAGGCTTTAAAACAGAGTCCGCCCCAGTATGATGTGGCCGCGACGGAAATGCTTGATTCCAGATGGGCCAAGCAAACACCAAACAGGGCCAAGGAGATGAGCGATCACATGCGGAGCTTGGCATGACACTCAAGAAGCTTGAGGAAGAACTGAAGAAGCTAAAGGAGAGAATCAAGAAGCTCGAGAAAAAACTTAAGGAGCAGGAAAGAGAATATGACTTCGATAAGTGGGAAGGGACGGATCCGGACTAATGATTATTATAGGACTATTAATTATTAATATAGCTATTTTATTATTTATTGTTTTTATGCTCAATATACAAGGCCAACAGATTAGAGATCTGTTGGATGGAAAAAAATAATGGACCCAATTGTAACAATATTTGTTGTGTTATGGCTCGTGGGAGCTTTGTCGGGATGAAACCGAAAGTAATTCACACAAAAACATTCTCCTGCGCCGACGATCATCCGATTGTGTGGTACACCTTTGATGAGAATAACAAGGCGATGTGTGAGTACTGTTCCGCGAAATTCGTGTATGAGCCAAAAGATTTTCATACCAAGATGTTAGAGGAAAAAAAGCTGTTGGATATGTCAATGAAAGAATCCATTCGGCAGAAGGAGGAAAGGACTCACTCCGAAGAGATGCAGGACAAGATTGAACCTATTGATGATTCTTATGTCAATAAAATTTTGAAAGGTAGTGGGTAATGAGTAAATGCAGATGTGGAAGGTCACCAACAGGACTGTGTGTCGGATGGCACGCCTTAAAGAAAGAGGACTACGAACAGAAGAAAAAGAAGTATGAGGAATTATCAGAGGAAGAGAAGAAAATTGCTTTTCACGTAAGGGCGATAGACGGGATAGGAGAATGACAAAAAGACAAGCTAAACTTTTAGAATTCATAAGGGAATATTACAACAAGAATGGCTACTCACCGTCCTATGATGAAATGAGAGAGCCTATGGGTCTGGCTTCCAAGTCCATGGTCCATAGTTTTATCACCTCGCTGGAGAAACATGGCAAGATTAAGAGGGTAAGACACTCAGCCAGGTCGGTTGAACCACTTTAATAACTCCCAGAAATAAAAGATCTTGATCCCATGTCCGTTTTAGGTATATAACGGCAAGTTCACCCCAAATCACAAAAAAAGGAGATTATAATGACCGAAAGGGATATGGAAAAAATGCTTTGCTACCTGGCAGACAGGGTAGAACGACTAGAGAAAGAACGCTGTAAATGTAACGACGGCAATGATGCAAAAACACTAAAAGACTTGTCGGAGAAGCCTCCAGCCCAATATCCCAAGAATCTTTATAAGACGAATTACGACGAAGACGAAGAATGCATTACCTGCTCGGCCTAATAGAAAAATACAGCGGCCAGCTTAATGCGTGGGCGTGGCGAAAACGGTGGGGCAAAAGACGTAAAAGATTATTTACGCCGAATCTTCATTCCTAATCTAATACGCCGTCTATTTCTTCGCTTTGTTGACCCTACTTTTCGTCGGCCTTTGTGGTTCTTCCTCTTGAGGTCTGCTCGGCTCATCTATTTTTAATTGTTTAAATATGTCATACATGATG